CCCTCTGCTCCTGGCACAGGAGGTGGTCCACCATCAGACATAGCCATTGTAGGCGGCGGTCCTCCAGGTGGCATTCCTCCTCCTCCTGGTGGCATTCCTGGCATCCCACCCATTTCTCCTCCTGGTGGCATTCCCCCTTCTGGTCCCATCATTGGGTTTGGTCCTGCTCCATCAGCCCCAACTTCCATATCGCTTTGTCCAGGCTGTCCAACACCTAATAGTGCTGGATTAGAAGCCAGAACTTGAAGTTTTAGATCTTCAAGTTTTTGGATCTTAAGACGAGACAATTTTTCTTCTGCTTCCTCAGGTGCTAACTTAAGCCAGTCGATATAAATATCATAGTCAGGCATTAATTGAGATCCCTTGAGATTACTTGCATTGTTCAAACGATTTGTAATAACTTCCGCTCTACTTAGCTCTCGCCAATCAGATGGGGGCGTCATTTTAATTTTCAAATCATCGAACATTTCTTCTGGGAACCCGCGCAAACTCAAGTGTCTGTGAGCAATTTCTACTAGTCCATCAGTCATAGGATCTTGCAATCTTTCCACAGTTCGAGCAAATTTAACATCTTGCGCAGAAAGTGTAATTCTTGTCTGTCCAGGGTCTTCCTGAGTTAAGTAATTTTTTGGGAATTGCAAAGCGGTGAATAATTTATTTCTAAAGTAAACTGCATCGTCAATTTCTCCTAAGTTTTGAGCACCTGGGAGAGTTTCAACACGAGTGTTTGTATTTGGTCTAATTGGAATCCAGAAATCTTCATCTTGAGCGGGTGCGTGCCATCTTTCTTCGACAGCATTTCCACCTTCTCTGTTTCCTCTTCCAGTAACCTTCTTTTTACGATACATGTCTTTCATGCGTTCCATGAAAGCTTCTGCTTTAAATGGAGGCAATTGACCGACATCAACGTAAAATACACGTCTTTCAGGCGCTCTCGTGAGGCGATATACGACCATAGCATCTTCCATCAATCTCAATTGATGTGCTGGACCCCTTGCGGATTCGACCAAAGACACTCCGTATGGATAAAATGCGTTTCTATCTTCGCCAATTTTCATATGGATGATTTGGTCTGGATGGAATCTTAATGCTGTTGACTGTTGAAGTTCTGCCTCCGTAGATTGCGTAATAGGCGCTCTTGTTAACGCTTGGAAGTCTGGACCTTCTTTTCCTTGTTGAAATTCAATCAACTTTCCTTTTGTGGTTTCAATTCTGAATACACTTTCAGGAGGTAAGGGCAGAACCTTTAATATTCCAGCCTTAGGGTTGTCTGGATTCAATATGCATTCAATAAAGAAATCGCCAAAGATAAATAAATTTTTCGCCCAACTCCACAACCTTCGATTGATGTTCAACATGTCTCGATGGTAGAAAAGGAACTCTAGTTCATCTTTTATTTTCTTATTCGAACAGTGTATGTCAATTACATGTCCTTCATCATTTTTCTGGCAATTGTGCAAAACGCAAGAGTCAGTACAGAAGTTTTCATGCTTTTCAACTGAGAGATCATAAACCTTTTGAGTTGTCCAAGGCTCTACATCTATAACTCTACGACGGTCCTTCTTTTTGTAAAGGATCTGTAGGTCTTTCCAATTAAAGCCTTCTTTTTCTAGCCATTTTTTAATTGTACACCATTGGTGACTTGTCTTTGCTTCTATTTGACGGGTATTAAGCCCAGCACCAATCATCTGTATGATTTCCATCAACTTTTGAGTATGTGGGTCAACCTCTCCATCTCTCCACTGATTTACAAACCATCTCTCATGCTTCCATCCATCTTTGAATGTAAAGATGCGAGGAAATTGTCTTCTTTTATTTTCTGTTAGGAACGTATCAGCCTTGAGTCTGTAGAATGGCATGGTTTCAGATCCCAAGCCCAAATCGCCTGCCTCTGCCCATGTTCCATCTCTTAAGAGGAATCTGTGGTCTTTGGTACAGACAATTGCATCTCCATTATCAAATTTAACTCTTACTGTCTCCGCTTCTTTTACAACACGAGGTTCGGAAGCCCAACCGATTGTGTAATCTCCTTTTGAGAAATCCCAGCAGTAAACAGGGAATCTTTCGCCTCTTTTGTGTTCTTCAAGCCATGCAATTGTCTTGAGTCCATGCTCAAGGGTGGCAATTTTAGTATTGCCAGCCACACATGCTTCGTCTGAAAAGATCTGCATTACAGTCTCTATTTCAGGCATTGCTCTTAATCGTTCGTATTCTTTATATCTAGAAACGCGATTCTGAACCGTAGATAAATCAACAAAATCATTGGAGTCCCGCATACGGATGACTCCTTTTGAACCACTCCAGAATTCGCCACCTTGACGAACATCTGGTATAGCGTCAGGCTGTGTTACGCCTGCACCGCTAATGTTTATGTTTTGAAGTTTTTGTGAAAACGGGTCTTGTCTTCTAGTATAAGACCATAATTTGTAGAAATCCCACCAAGCCATAATATTTTCCTTTTTCTAATTGACTAATATAGTTATTAAAATACTCCTTTATTTTGATGAAAAGACTTTTATTTATTACCAGCCACTTCGGATCGGGCTATGAGGCTATATTTGAGCTAATGGATAGGAACCCATTAGTTCAAACAATTATCACTGAATATACATTCTCACACCCCAACGAAATTATGGGACTTCTAATGATGAATGAACACAAAAGTGACAGCCCATTGGCAACTTATATGACCCCTCTTTTGATGAATTCAATGCTTTCTCATAAAGGTGTTGTCGATTTTTCAAAATTCGTCTACTTCATACGTCCACCATTGAATTCATTGCATGAAATGGTGGATTTTGGCACACATACGCCAACGTCAGCATTAAATCACTATCTGTTTCGCATGAGAAGAATTGCTCAACTAGCAGAAATGACTCCTGGTGCCGTGTTTCTCACATGGAATAATCTAGTAAAGAAAGAAGGATTAAATCTTGTTGAAGAATATTTGGAACTTGAAGAACCATTGGAATATATGGATCTTGAGCCAAGAGAAATGAGTGGCACTATTCATAAGTCCTTTATAGACAAAGCACAAAAGGCTTAAGAAAAATATTATGGCTATATGACAAAATTAGATTTGAGGATGGTGTGATGTTTTCAGAAGAAGAGTTGGATATAATTAAACAACTGTCAGAAAAGGCAGAAAGGAAATTAGTTCTTATGGAAGAAGCTGAAAAGGAATTGGAAAAGAAATTAATTAACGCCCCAGTCTTTTTTGAAAGGCGTGTTCTAGGCAAAATTTTAATTTTAAATAGACGTTCAGCAACAAAGTTCAAATACGATAAGCCATGGGCTTGCATAAGTATTTCAGACCCAGGAGGTGATATGCCTCACAATAAATTGCCCATTAGCGAAGAAAATCGTATAGATCTTCTTAGGTTGGAATTTGATGACATAGATTTGCCGCGACCTAATATGCAACAAATTTCAGATGAACAAGCCAATGAGATCGTATCATTTGTACGCAAGAATTGGGATTCAGTTGATTTGCTGATGATTCACTGCAATGCTGGAGTTTCTAGGTCCACAGCAGTGGGAAAGGCGATGTCTGAAGAATTACAGCCAGAGTTTTCTAAATTCTTCGATAAACTTTATTCGCCCAACATATTAGTTCATGGAATTATGAAAAAGGCGCAAAATGAATGAAATGAATATTAACAAATTGGCTTTAACAATAAGCAAATTGAACAGAGATCATATCAAAGGGTTAAGCGACCTAAGAACTGGGTATAAACTAACTACATTTGGTTCTAAAGAAGGATGGTTAGATTCACGAATCAAATCTGATGAATTTTGCGAACATTTAGATACTGACATTAAAGTAATAGACGCCATTTGTATAAGTTTTATTTTCATCCAAAGAGAAGAAGTAATTGAGTTGAATAAGTTGCTAAAAGAAGAAGGAATTAAGTTTCTAGAAATTAGACATCATACAACATATCATGAACTGTAGGATTAATCATTGATTTGCCCTTCATCACCAACATTCTTTCTGTTCTCTTTCAGAGTTTCTAATTTAGCCTTCTCTTCTGCAATCATCTGGTCAATTGTTTGAACAGTTTGATTGTAGTCAAGAGGATTGGTTATGCCGTTAGAAATAGACCCCTGCCACTCTGCGTGGGGCGTATTTTTTAATTCTCTTTTTGATCTTTTTTGTTCTACAATCTCAATCTTTTGAAGCGCCGAGTTCATTAACTGTCTTGCTTCAGTCAATGCGAAGTCTTGTGGCAATGACTGTATTGCACTCAAAAGTTTAGATTTAGAGGATTCTGTGTTATTTTTCATTGTTGGGAATATTTCTCCATCAGTCTGTTGAGCGATTCTTGAAATTTGTTCAACTCTTCCGTAACCTCTGATTTTAACCCAGGATTAGATATGTTTGAAATGGCTCTATGGACATTATTTAAAGATAAATTTACGCCCCCAATTTCTGTATTTTCATTAATCCATTCGTCATATGATCTCATTACCACCATCCAAATTCTCTAAGTAGTTTATGATATTTAGGCTTATAATCCCAAAGTGCGTTCTGATCTTCATTATATCCGAGTAAATCTTCGTCCGATCCATCATCTTCTAGCCAATTTATAGGAGCGCCACGTTTCAACTCTTCTTTAATTTCTTTGTAAACTGACGAGTCCAAAACACTTTGAAGTTCATCTGGCATCTCTGATCCAACTGGAACGTCCCTTGACATGGACTCTCTAGCATACAATGCAATGCATAAAGCCATAATTGCATCATCGTGCTTACCAGCCAAAGCCTCAGCCCTTCTTTTTTGACCATTGTAGATAAATGTCTTTATTTCATCAACTAATCGCGTGCTATATAGTTTTAGAGTTTTGTCAAGAAGTCTAGATGACATGCATTCCAAAATAACTGGTCGTACAGCTTGGTTTGACTTTAAGCCAGGACCGGAAGCTCTTGTTTTTCCGGTGTCCCAATAAAGGTTTTCATAATATAATTTATGGTGAAGGCTATTTAGTACGGCACCACCAGCAGGGGCAGCAGCTTCAACAACAACAATTGCTGTATTGTACATAACTCCAACTTCATTAACTATTTGTGCAAATACATGAGGAGGTGTAACATTTGAATAAAATTCTGCTACTTGTTCCAATGTTGACATATCAAGTATTTGAAATGTGCTATTGTCATTATCTTCTCCAATTCCCTCTGCGCAATCTACTCCCATTATATATTCATGACCATCTATTGGCTCCTTCCACACCCATAATGCTCCACGATTGAATTCATCCATGTAATCAATGTCTTTGTCGGCATTGGTGAATTTAGTAAATAATTTTCTCGATGGTGGCGTTTTCTGAGTTAATTGCATCAACTCGCCAATGATTTCGCTATTGATATAGGTTTCACCAGATCCAAGGAAGTGTCTAAGGACTTCCTGCTTCCAACCTTTTTCTCCTAAGTTTGCCTTTGTCTTTCGAACCCAGTCATCATCGTGATAGTCAGGATGTTCGTAATAATCAAGGTCGATAATATTAAATTCATTTCGACCCTCTTTTGCTCTTGTGTAGGTGTCTTCATACCAATTACCAATACCATTAACCGTTGAGACAACAATACAGTTACCCCCAGTCGAGAGCGTTGGATACATGGATTTCCAGTGTCTATGCATATCGTTAATGAACGCAGCTTCGTCAATGATCAAATATGTAATAGATTTACCACGAGCAGCTTCGGGCGTGTAGAAATAAAGCCAGCAACCAGTTTCCTTAAATTGTCGCTGGTGGTCATTGTTTTTTCCAAATTTTGGCTTCAGCCACTTCGGAAGGTGTTCCAAAGCTCTAGCAGCAATTTCTCCAGCAGCAATAGCTTCACGATCTGTTTTTGATAAGACCATAATATTTTGGTCTAATCGAAACATGCATCTCCACAGTCCCCACAGAGAAGATACTGTCGTTAATCCACCTTGTCGGAATTTTGAGATGATATTAAACTGATGCTGGTCGTATTCTCCAATTACTCGACGCTGATAATTGTACAGCCTAAATGGAACTAACCCCCTTTTAGGGTGCCCAATCTTTACGTACTTATGACAAAAGTAAGGAAAGCTTTGTGCGCACTTTTGCCATTCTTCCCTTGTTTTATCAGTTTCAATGACTTCTCCATGTCTGTCATAATCAGCGTAAGCTTCAACATCATCTTCAGTTTCTTTGGGATCAATTTCTAGTTCCCATTGCTCAAATTTAAAATAATTTGGATCAAATTCGCTAGTATAGAAATCTTCTAAAGAGTCGTAATAGTCTTCCCACTTCTCCGCAAAAGACTCGAATCTACGAAATCCTAATTTTGCCCAGTCTTTGCCGTTATCTACGGGTGGCGCATGACGTGGGATATGCCCATCGTCATTATTTTCAATTTTCTCATTTGTCATGCTATCGTCCTTTCATAAACGTTAATACTTATATATGCGTATGTAAAGCCACTTTTAAGGAGGACAAATGGCAGACGAACACTTAAACGAAGAAAATGAA